CATTGTGGGCATGAGCGAACACCCCCAAGTGACTGCCTCGGCTGCCGCTGGCGTTGTGACGGTTACTGCCAAGATCGGCGGTCTAAGCGGCAACGGTATTGCTCTTGCCGAGGCAAGCAGCGCGGTTGCGGTTTCCGGTGCTACCCTTGAGGATGGCGACGGCGTGAGCTTGCTTGAGCTTGGCATGATCCCCGGCGAATGGGTGTTCATTGGTGGCGACACCGGAACAACCCGCCTTTCTGATACCCTTACCGGGTTTGCTCGCATTGGCACCATTTCGGATGATGGCGCAACGTTCGACAAAACTACGTTTGCACCTATCGCAAACACTGGCGTTGGCAAGACGGTGCAACTGTTTACCGGGTTTGTGATCAAAAACGAAAAAGACCCTGAAAAGATCGTCACACATTACTATGAGTTTGAGCGCACCCTTGGCAAAGACACCAATGGCATTCAAGCCGAATATGTGACGGCGGCGGTTGCGAGTGAACTAACTCTTAACATTCCCGTATCTGACAAGCTCAACGTTGACATTTCATATGTTGGTCGTGACGTTGAACAGCGCTCGGGTTCGGAAGGGCGTAAGCTCGGTGATAAGGCGGTTGCTCTTGGTGAAAGCGCAATCAACACGTCAAGCAACGTTGTCAGAATGCGAATGGCCGTTGTCGATCCTGCAACATCGCGGCCAACCGCTCTATTCGGTGACGTGCTTGAGGGTTCGATCACGATCAACAACAGTGTTGAAGGCGTGAAAGCAATCGGCACTCTTGGCAATATCGACGTATCAACCGGCGATTTTGAGGTTGGCGGCGAAATCACGGCGCTATTCCGAACCGTTGCAGCAACCAAGGCCGTTCGCGATAATGCTGACGTTACCCTTGATTTCATTGTTGCGGCCAATAACTCGGGTTTTGTCTTTGACATTCCCTTGCTATCGCTTGGCGGCGGTATGCCTGAAATATCGGCAGGCGAGCCGGTGACGGTTGGGCTGGAAACGTTCGGCGCTGAAAACGTCAACGGTTACACGCTACTATTCACAAGCTTTCCCTATCTGCCCACAATCGCACACCCTAAGCAGGGTGCCACGTATTAAAATCGCTTGAATGCGGTTAACTGAAAGCATACGAATGAGGCCGGGCAACTGGCCTCATTTTTCATAGGAGATAGAGTTTTGGGCAAGGGCGTTTTTGGCGCATTCGGAACTAACAAGACGGCTGAAAAAGAGGGCCGTTGGTTTACCATTACCGAAAACCCGGATGGTACTATTTGCAGGGTCAAGCTTGCTCGGTTGTCTGACACCAACGAACGTTGGCAGGCGGCGCTTGATAAGCATGGCGGTGATTTGCGGCGTGAAGCGGCACTAGACCTAACCATTTCTGAGGAACGGGCAACGCCCCCTTATCGCAAGGCATTCATTGAAGTGATCTTGCTTGATTGGGAACACTTGCAGGACAATGACGGAAACGAAATCGAGTTCACGCCTGAGAACGCTAATGAGGTTCTAGCGGCGTTGCCTGATTTCTTTTACCTGCTACGGTTGGAAGCGTCCAAGCTGTCGAATTTCCGAAATGACGCAATCGAGGCACTAGCAAAAAAGTAACTGCCGCTGTTCTGCGATCCTTTGGGGCATATCGGCACTTAGCAGCGGCGATGCGACAAGCCGAAAACGATGGTGACACGGCGTTTATTGAGGAACACAAACACAAGTTCTTAACCGCCGTGCCTGAATTGCTCAAGATTTATGAAACCGCATTCTATAGGTTGGACAGTGAACGCGATTATTTACGAAATATCCCTTGGTCGCGAATTGTTCAATATTGCGAATATTACGATCTAACCCATGAACAAACCGATTGGATGATTGAAGTCATCGAGCGGGTTGATAATGAAATTCTAAAGGTTCGCAAGAAAGAGGTTGAAAAGGGTGGCAACGCTTAGAGACCTAAACGCAAGAATGCAACGGATTGCCAACAACCTAGAAAGTGCGGTTGCCGAGGTTCGGGACCGCACTGCTAACTTTTTGGTTCAAGAGCTTATCAGCCGCACCCCCGTCGATACTTCCCGAGCGCTTAGCAACTGGCGTGTATCGGTCGGGGCGATCCTGCCGCACATTGGACCCCTTACACCCGGTTTGGCCGGTTCTAGCCGCTCTGCAAGTGCCGCACAGGCCATAGCCGCTGCCGCTGCGCAAATAGAAGCTGCAAGCCCCCAAGCGGTGCTTTCTATTTATAACTCCGCCCCGTATATTCGGCGCTTGAACGATGGTTATTCGGCCCAAGCCCCTGCCGGGTTTGTTGAGGCTGCCGAGCTACTTGCAAGGCGCTTCGCGGCGATGCAACCTCTAAACCTTGAACGTTAAGGGCCGGATATGTCAACCGAACCGATCAGAATTGACGTTTCCGGCAACATCAAAGCTGACATTGCCAAAAAGATTAGAGACATTGGCGCGGCGGCTCTTGAGGCTGACGCCAAGATTGACATTCTAAAAGCTACCCTTGGCAGCCTTTCGGGCAACATGGGCGCGGCGTTCAAAACCGCAACCGGCAATGTGAAAGGCTTTAGTGCAAGTCTAGTTTCGGCAGCAAGCACAACCCGAGCATTTCGCGCGGCGATTGATAATACCACAACGTCACTCGGCAAGGCGAGTTCGGCAGCTAGTAAATTCGCCAATAGCTTGAGGGCCGTTGACGGTGCATCAAATAAAACGCGCGCGGCTGTTAGCAGCTTGCACAGTTCTATCGGGCCATTGGCGGGCGCATTCGCCACGGTGTTTAGTGTGGGCAAGTATATCGAAGCTCAAGACGCAATGACTTCGATTGACAACCGCATTCGTTCGCTTGGTGGCACTATCCAAGAACAGATCGCGTTGCAACGAAACCTGTTTGAAGTTGCTAACCGCACCCGAACCGGCGTTTTGGAAACTGCAAACGCATTCACCAACTATCAAAAGGCGCTTTCCGCTTCTGGGGCGTCAACGGGTGAAGTGTTGCGGCTTGTCGAAACGCTTAGCAAGTCATTGCAGGTTGCGGGCCGTTCGGCTGGTGAAACTGCCTCGGTGGTTGCGCAGTTGGGGCAGGCTCTAACGTCCGGCAAGCTTAACGGTGATGAATTTAGATCATTGCGCGAAAATGCGCCTGTTGAGGTTATGGAAGCCTTGGCGAAAACGCTAGGCGTTACACGCGCCGAACTCGGCAAATTATCTGAGGAGGGCAAGATCACTGCCGAGGTTGTGCGCAAGGCACTCGGGGGCATGGCGGCGCAAGTTGATGCGGCGTTCGCCCGAACCGTGCCCACAATTAGCAGCCAACTAACCGTGTTGAACAACAAGTTCATTGAGTTCACGCAAAAGAGCAATGGCGCGGCGGCAAAGCTTGGTGAGGCGATCAAGTTCATTGGTGACAATCTTGAATGGATCGTTCCGGCTGTTGTGGCTCTTGGTGCGGCATTCGCTGCCGTGCAACTTGCGGCACTTATTCGTGACTTTGGTTTGTTGGCACTTGCGCTCGGCAGCGCCTCTATAACCATTGCAGGGTTTGCGGCTGGTGCGGTGACGGCAACCGCAACAGTTCTCGGGCTGGCGTTCGCGATGGCTAAGCTAACCGGCAATGAGGAAAAGTTTCACCAAGGCATGGCCGTTATTCGGCAAGACATTGCGAACTTTGGCGAAAGCATCAAGCAAGCGGCTATGAACGCGGTCGGCATTGATACGCTTAACAATTCACTGTTGCAAACCGGGGCGAATTTGGCACCCCTTGCCCCGGCAGCGGCCAACGCGGCGGCGGGTATTCAGGTTATTGCAGGCGGGCGAATTGGTATGGACCAACTCAAAACGTCAACCGAGGCAACGTCAACGGCAGTGACGGGGCTCAAGACTAGCTTTGCCACGCTAAACCCTGAGTTGCAGCATGTTGCCGATTTGATCGCTTTAATTGAGGCAAACGGCAAAAAGAGCCGCGATGCACTGCAAACCATACCCGGCGCAATGGCGTCTATCAGCGGTCAATATACTGGCGTGATCAATGTTGCCAAGGCACTAGAGGCACAAGGCACGGCGGCGCAAACCGTTGGCACAAACGCGGGATTTGCAACCGAACAACTCAAGAGCATTTCCGGCAATTTCACTGGCGTAACGCGGGTCACTACTGCCTTGCAAGAGCAAAACGGCGTTCTAAAGCAGCTTGCAAGTTCGGCTAAAGCTTATGGGGAAACACTCAAGAGAACAACAGAAGCGGCTAAAGAACTGGCTTCGGCAAGTGACCGCGTTCGGGCCAATGGCTCGCTTGGTGGCAATCGCAACAACCCCGTACCTAACCCCGGCGATAGCTCGGGCAGCTTCACCAACATCACAGGCAACAACTCTAGCCAACGCCTCAACGGTTACGCTCGGGGCGGATCGTTTGCGGTTCGCGGCAAGGGTGGCAATGACAACAACATTGTCAGGTTCCGGGCTCAAAAAGGCGAACGCGTTGACATATCGACGGCGGCGGAACAACGGCGCGGCAAGCGCAGAAACAGCGGCGGCGCAATGAGCGGCGGCGCTCCAATGTTCATTTTCAATATATCAACGCCTGATGCGAACAGCTTTGGTGCTTCACGGGCTCAACTGGCAAGC